TCACTGCAAGCTTGACCGCACCTGCGCATTGCGCGCGGCGAGGCCCTGCGCCCATTCGGACGTGGTTTTGATGGGCTCAGGCTTGGCCGCTGGCATGGGCGGCGGGACCGTTCGCACCTGGGGCGGTTGGGGCTGCTGGGACGCTTGCACAAGCGCGGCGCCAGGGTGCTGCTGGGCCTGCGGGAGCTGCCCTGGCATCTGCTGGGGGGTGGCCTGCTGCCAGTCCACAAAGAAGCCCTGCGCGACGATCTGAAGGCAAACGGGGCCGCTCACCTGAAGCAGTGTCGCCTGCTGCGTGTAGCACTTGCAGGTTTTGCCCATCTGGACGCATGCGGCGGGGTATGGGGCGACCGTGGGGCGGGTCACTTCATCATAGGCCGGGGCGGTGTGGGGAAAGTCTTTCAGGCGCGCTGATCGCTGCTCTATGTACTGATCAGCGGTCAGCTTTTGAAGCCCCGGCATCTGGGGTGCTGCACCGGCCTGCGTGGCGGGTTTCGCTGCGGCTTTGGCTTCGGTTTTGGCGAGGAGCTTGGAGCTTGCAAACCAGATGAGCAGGGGGATGAGCAGCAGGCACGCGACGAACACCCAGACCTTTGCGGGAATGCGTTTTTTGCCGGTGTGCAGGCTTGCGGATTTGTACCAGCCGTACACCTCCTTGGGGTACGCCTGCATGGTGACGGTGCCGGTTTTGCCGCTGCCGTCTTTCTCGCAGTTGGGGTTGACTGCGGCCCACTCCAACACGCTGACCATATCGACGCCGAAGGAGCGTTTTAGGTGGCGATGCCATCCAGGCGGGCCGACGAGGCGGCGCACGAAGCTATCAAGGTTTTGGGGGTGCTGTGTGACCAAGTAGAAGTCAAAGCCGCGTCTGCGGTGCTCTGCCAGCATCTTGACGGCATCGGGCACGGCCGCGCCTGCTGGGCGGTTGGGCAGGTCGTTATGGGCTTCGTCGATCAGGAAGATCGTGCCGTCTGGCTCTGCCTGCCAGTCTTTGAAGTCAATCTTTTTCCAGCCGTCCAACTCGCCGCCCGGTGTGGGTTCAAAGCGCCCGTTATGGCAGACAGGGCGGTTTTCTTTGAGCTGGCGTTCTCGCACCCACTTGAGGGTGTTCAGGGTCTTTCCGGCGCCGTTTGCGCCCGTGATGATGTGCAGCATGGCCTACTTGAGCGCCCAGCGCTTGAAGGTGTCGCTCTGCAGGCCATCGAGCAGCATGCGCGCAGCGATTGCGCTGGTCACGATGCTGATAGCCACGCCAACGCGCATGGCGGCGAGCATGGAGAAGACTTCGGGGGGCAACGCAGTGAAGCTGCTGACAGCTTGAGAGGTGAGCATGTCCAGGGTGGCCGACATGCCGGTATAGGTGATGACAGACATGCCAAGGGCGATGAGCACGCGGCCCACCAGAGTCCCCACCAGATTGATGAGCATGCCGCCGATGGCAGCGATGAATACAGGCATCTTTAACCCCTCGTGAGAATGCGCGCGGCCAGCAGCAGGGACACCGCGACCATGATGTTTCCGATGACCGCAATCGCCGGGCAAATCTTCGTAAAGGGCAGCGTGATGGACTGGCCCATGACGACCACCGTCACATCATTGGTGCATTGACCGCCGCCGCCGAATAGATCATTCATGTTGATACGGCCAAGGAGGCTGACGGTGTCGTTTCCTGGGAGGTCGTTGGTCTGCTTGCCCTCCTTGCCTTTGTTGTCGTTGTAGAGCTTGGACTCTGCGGACTCGTCATCAAAGAGCTTGCATGCGCGCTGATGCTGCTCCCTGGCTATGGCGCACTGGATGGCGTCGCCTTCACACACGAAGCCGCCACACGCACCGCCGAAGGTGCTGGGTTTGTCCTCTTCGTCCTCGTCAGGTTTGTAGGGGACGCACTTGTCGCCGACCTTAGCGTAACCCGGAGGGCAGGCTCCATCGTTGTTCGGCGGCTGGTCAGGAGGGCTATTCGGGTAGCACTTTCCGCCGCTTTTGTACGTACCAGGCGGGCACTCACCATCGCTAGGCGGGTCTTCACCAGGGGGGCCGTCACCACCCGTACCAGTGCAATCACCGTTGGGGCATTTTTCAGGAGGGGTGTCGTTATTGCCGCTGCCACCAGTACCGCCACCCGTCCCACCACCGGAACCGCCAGTGCCACCCGTGCCGCCAGTGCCCCCACCAGTGCCACCAGTGCCCCCACCAGTGCCACCACCGCCACCGCCATCCGGGTCAGGAGACGTAGGCGGAGCCGTACAAACGCCGCCCGTGTAGTAACCAATGCCCACCACGCTAACGGCTTTGCCGCCCTGGTATGCAGTGAGAAAGCTAGCAATGGAAACCGTGCAACCGCCCTCACACATCGCCGTGGGCGTGGTGGACGAAACCATGTATTCACCCGCAAGAGTGCCAGCCTTAGGGCAACCGGAATCCTTGCATTTACCGTTGACACGAGTTTGCCCAGCGGGACAGGGAGGCTCAGGGACGCAAACGCCGTTCACCCGTGTCTCATTCGGCTTGCAGTTGTCGGGAACACAGGCGCCGCCTTCCTCATGCTGCCCTTCAGGGCAAGGAATCCGACAAACGCCAGTCCCATCCCTAACCTCACCCGCAGCGCATGGGGTTTTGCATTGCCCCATCCACTCAGTTAGCCCCGCGAAACAGCCGCAGGAGCCGCCGCTAAGCTCTGCACCCGCAGGACAAGAAAGGCCCGTAGCCGTTATCTCAACGGTAGACACAACAGCGCTAGAACCATCCTTCGCCTCACATCCACCATAGGGCCAGCCACTGTAAGGTACATGGTTGATCGACCAGTCCGGGTAGATGCGCGCCGCATTGAGAGCTACACAAACGCCGCCCGGACTGGATGCGGATGCAGTGCCGGGGCTTGAGTATGGTGAGGAACCCGTGTAACCGGACGGCGTTGGAGGAAACGCCGCATGGGCCGCATTGAAGCCCAGCAGGCATACGAGGATGAGGGCTAGGCGGAGAAGATGAGCCATGCAGCCCCCAAGATTGCGATGATGACAAATAGGCCCATGTTTTGCACCTTGAAGAAGCGCGCGAGGTGCACGCTTTTGCAAGGCCCCTGCCGGCCGGTCAGGGAGCACATGCAGCGGGCGCTTAGGAGATAGCGCGGCGCACCCACTTGAAGGCGGCGACGGCCACCACGACCAGCAGCACGGCAGCGCCGATCAGGCCAATGGGGGCGATGGTGTCGTCGATCTCAGCGACCACGCTGGTCACGTCGATGGCGGCGTGTGCGGCGTTGGTTGCCAGGGCGAGCGCACCGGCTGCAGCCAGGGCTGCGAACTTGCGGGTTTGGGTGTTGAAGCGGTTCATTTTTCAGTCCTCATTGGTTGGGTTTCCATCGGAAGATTTAATGGTCTGGATGAGGACCCGGAAGGCCCACGCCACAGCCCACACCAGCAGGATGGCGCCGCTGATTGCTGCCCCTTCGGCTGGACTCAGATTGAGAACAGGAAGGGTGATTTCGTGTTGCACCGTCACCGTGCAGGTGCCGGGGCAGTCGATAACGACAGGGTCAGCCACGATGGGTAACCACTGCAAAAGCGGATGCCCGCTCGCGGGCTTGCTTCATGCGCGAGCGCTTGGCAAGGTAGCCCGTGAAGCCGGAGCCGATCAGGCTGATCGCGTTCAACGTGACGAAGAACAGCGCGGCGCCGAGAAAGCCGGAGGCCATCGAGAGAAGGGCCACGCGCTGGGCGAAAAATGCGAAGTCAATTTCCATTTGCACTCCGGGAACGTATTGCGATCTATCGCGATTGATGGGGTGGCCGCTTGAAGCCCTCAGAGGGCAACAGAGCGGTGCAGTTCGCGAAGGTCCACGACCTGCGGCCGGTGGAAGGGCTCGGCGTGGTCTTCGATGAGTTGCGCGCAGGTTTCGAGGTCTTCGACGGCCACGGCTTCGCGCAGCAACATGACCCATTCGGGCTGGCCATCCTCATACGAGGGGGCGAGGAATGCGCCCGTGGTTGCCGACTGGATCACGTAGAACATCACTGCACCTTTGCGGCGGGCTTGGCTTGCTCAACGGGGCGGATATCAACCAAGACCATCTTGGTTCCGTCCTGCGCTGCTGCGGCCATTTCGAAGGTGGCAACGGCCTTGATGGGCAGCGATGCGCCGAGGTGTGCCCACTTGTCGAATTCCTTCGCATCACCGAGCTTGAAGGGGCGCGTGGCGCGACCGATAGAACGGCCTGCACTGTTTTCTGCCAAGTCCACTTCGCAGTGGAATGTGGTGCTGCTGAATGCACGGCCTTCCACTACGCCTTCGCTTTCCTTGACGCCGTGGACGATGACTTCAGATTGAAACTTCATGATGTTTTCCTATGGCCTTGATTGAGGGTTATGCATTGACGTGGCCAGCGTCTGCACCCTTAAAAACTCGTTTGGTTGCGCGCTGATAAACGCGGGCTATTTCGTTGCGGGAGAAGCGGCGCAGGCGACCGGGGAGGCTTGCGCCTTCGACGATGGCGGCGAACTCTTCGCCGTCCATGAGGGTGAACATGAGTGCGAGGCTTGGGCCCGCGACGTCACGCACCCAACGTTTGTTGCGCGTTACTTCGGCTTCGATGGTTTCAGCAGCAAGACGGCCATTGCATGCGAGGCTTGCGGCGTTGAGCTCAATGTCTGCGTCAGCTTCGCGCAGGAGTGAGGCATGCCATGGGCTGGCCTCGGCGAAGAAGTCAGCAGGACGACGTAGCATGTCTGCATCTAGCACGCGGGCTTTGTTGCCGAGGCGCAGCTCTGCACGCATCCAGCCAGATGCATCTTTGTCGCCGAAGAGTTGATGGCCCTTTTCGTAGATGTTGGTTTGCTTGCCAACTTCTTTGGATCCGATGTAGAAACTGCGGGCTTTGCCGTTCATCCAGTCGCCGACCATGTTGCACTTGAGGCGTTTGCCGCCCGAGTCCATGAGGCCAGTTTCGTAGTCGCCCTTGATGCGGTCCATGCCGCCCGTGATGCCCTCAAAGAAGTCCAAGGCGAGGTCGCAGCGCGTGAGGACGCCTTTCACTTCGTCGATCAGGTCGGCCATGGCGTAGCGCCATGAGGGCTTTGCGAAGGTGCAGGCGGTGCCGTACAAGTTCACGTGCAGGGTGCGCTTTTGCGCTTGCTGGCGTGGACTGTCGCCGCTTGCACCGAAGCCGACCCATCCGACTTCTTCGCCGTTGCGCTCAATGCTCCAGCGGCTTTTGTAGAAGTCGTGACCCTTGCCGATTTCATGGCCTACGTTGAAGCCTTCGCCGAGTGCCTCGACTACGCGCAATGCGAGTTCTGCTGCCTGGGTGCTGATGGCGAAGTCAGCGTCTGGCACTTGCTGCAGCTTGTGCATGAAGCGTGCAAAACGCTGGGCTTCATAGGTGCCGTGGTCTTCTTCGAATGCCGAGAGAGGACGCTCTAACGTGCTTCGAACTGGAGGCGGGAAGAGAACGTCCTGCGAGGGCATTGGGGCGTTGCGCACCTGGCAGGTGAAGCGCAGCCAATCAACATGAACTGGAACACGGGTTTCAAGGCGTTCCGCGATCAGACGGACCTTTACTTGATTGCCTTCGAGAACGAGGGAACAAGTTTTCGAATGCTTGTTCAGCTTGGAGTTTGCTGGGCGGGTCATTCGGTGGCCTCTTTTTGGTTATCCCCGTGATTACCATCGGGGATGGTCGGCGCCTGCCCCGCCCCGGCGCCCGCGCCCGCGCTCCGCCTGCGTGCACGGCCGCACGTGGCACAGGCGTCTGCGCAGTCAGCGTCGAAGCCAGAGCAGGCAGGGCGCATCCCTGCGGGACCGGGCTCTATGGCTGCGCCACCAAGCCCGTTCCGGTCTTGGCCCATGCGGGTAACGATCCCTTGCGCGGTGGTGCTAGCGGCGGTGGCGTTTTCAGCGGGCACGGGTTGCACGCAGGGCGACATGGGCATGCTGCCCATACCCTGCCCCACGCACCCCTGCGGGGCCGCGCTAGTCGCGCTGCGCGGGTCCCCGGCTGTCTCCAAAGACAGGGGGGCGCACAGGGCGGGGTCATGGCCGCAGTAGTCAGAGGGGCAAGGGCTCTCATCAAAGTCCAAGCCCAGAGCGCCGCACCAGGGGCAGCGCGAGAAGCAATCGAGAACGTGCCTCATGGCAACAACCCCTGCATGCCTTCGAGGCGCAGCACGTGCAGGCGGGCGCGCTCGACTTGATGGCCGGTGCGCAGGTATGCGCCGACGACCGCGCAGCAGTCTTTGTAGTCGGCAGCTTTGCGGGAGTTGCCGTTGCGCACGGATTGCGGGACCGGGGCCGAAATGGCGCGGCGTGCGCGGTATTGCAGATCGCGCTTGTCTTCGGGACTCATTGCAGCACCCCGTTGTTACGGGCGCCGTAAAGGCCGACCTGTTTCCAGTTGCGATTGGTTTCAGCGAATCGCACCATGGACTGGAGCAACTCATTCACGCTGCAATCGAGCTGGGCGGCGGTTTCGCGGAGCTTGTCAACGATGTGAGGGGCATCGGTGTAGTCGATGCGGGCGCGTTCAGCGCGGTAGGCAGCTTTGCGGGCCGCTGCATTGGCGTGGACTGGGCGACGGCCCTTGCGCTTTTCGTTCCCGGTGTCGGGACTGGTGCCACCCGCACCGCCAACCAGAGCCAGCTGGGCCGTGGGCGCGCCCACGAAGACGGCGGGGTGACATTCATTGGCCGCTTCATCGCAGGCCGAAATCTCAGGCAAAAGCAGTTGCAGGGCTGGCATGGCTGGCTCCATGGGTGTACAGTTCACAACGAAGGTTTTTCATGCGAAACGCAGATTATTTTCTTCGTTTTGAAGATTATCCTTCATATTGAAGACTTTTTGAATGGAGTAATTCCTATGAATGCCGTTGAATCAATAGTTGGAATCTATAAGAACCGATGCGGCCTTCGATTCGACAAAGACGCGGCCGAATCGCTTGGACTCGACGGGAAAACGTTTTCGAACTACATGAAAGGTCGCCGCCGCCTGCCCGACATCGCCATCGCAAAAATGGCAGACATGGCGCATATCGATGCAATGCAAATCATTGCGGCGGTCAACGTGACCTACGAAAAAACACCCGAGGAAGAACGACCTTTCTGGCTCGAAAAACTCAAATCAGCAAGCGGGCAATTGTTGTAA